CAATCAGCATCCAAGCTATCTACACAGCGATAGAAGGTTCAGAGACTACCTGAGGGGTAAGCCCCCTTAATAACAGGCTAGAGCGCCCAGCACTATAAGTACAACAAAATGCCTTATAATGATGATATAGTCCAATCCCTACTTAAAGGTAGGATCAGGAATGCGATCCTGACGAAACACCTCTTTTCTCAAACGCGAAAAAAGAAACCACAAAGGGTATATACCACGAGTGGCAAGTTCAAGAATTAGCATCTGCTGTTGACACAAACTACGTCAATGAAGGAGCTGATTTTTCATATGGAAACCCAACCCCAACAACAAGAGTTGGTAACTACCACCAAATCTCAGTTCAGGCTGCTTCAGTATCCAACACAATGGATATCGTAGATAAAGCAGGCCGTGACAAAGAGACAGCTATGGTCAAAGTTTTAAAAGGCTTAGAGCAGCGTAGAGACATAAACAAATCTCTATACAAAAACGAAGCAAGCTCTAGTTCTGACCCACGTAAAGCTGGTAAGCTTATTACCTGGATTTCAAACGTAGACGCTCCATCCGACATGGCTGCTGCTGCGAATGGTAATGGTACAGCGGCTGCTGACCTTACAGGTACTGCTGCTGCATTGACTTTGGCTAAAATCGACGCTGCTATGCTTGCTGCATACAGTGACGGTGGTTCACCAAACATGTTGCTAATGTCGCCAACAAATAAGCAGAACTTCTCTGGCTTATCTTCTGGCTCAGTTGCAACTAACCAGATTACAATGACTGCACCAAAAGAAGCAGCAATAATAGGCTCCGTTAAACTGGCGGCTTAATAGGGCAACCTATTTCGAAAAACTCTGTGAATTGCTGGGACATCTCTTTGAGACAATCAGCAGCCAAGCCCTAGAAATAGGGAAGGTTCAACGACCATTCCGAAAGGAAGTAGGATCAAGTGATCCGAAGCGCAGAGCATCCCAAGTGGATGGTGATATGGTCTTTTCTTTATCGCGAGGTAAAGCAGCCGAAAGGCGGTTTTAGATTAACGACCTAAAGCGAAAATTTAGCAGCCTATACTTGTCAGACTTTGGTGAGCTTTCAGTAACTGTGGATCGTCAATGTCCAAACTCTGAAATGTATTTGCTTGATACTGAGTACCTATGCGTAGGTCACTTACCAGGCAGAATGTTCAGCGTTTCAGATGTAGCTCCAGGTGGAGATGCAACACGTTTCGGCATCGTGTCAGAATGGACTTTAATTGTAAAAGCTCCAAAAGCACATGCTGCGGTTATCGGACTTAACGGTTCATAATCATTAATACTTTAAGAATTATGAGGGGCAGCTTTGGTTGCCCCTTTTTACTTGGAGAGAAACATGAAAAAACTACTTGTTAATGACCCTAAAAAGGGCAAACAAACCTACATTCATTCTGAAGGTGATAAAAACTATATCACAACAAAGTTTAACGTAGACCCAATTATATCAAATGCAAAAAGTGAAGCTGCTGATTGGCGGCCTAAGTCAATGATTGGCAACACCCAAAAGCATTTGCAAAAGGTCGCTGATATTCCAGCACCTATTTATTACGAATTGATTAACAAGTTTGGTCAACCGCGTGACAATCCTAAAGCTTGGAAACGCTGGCTAAACGATTATGACAACCGATTTTTTAGAACAACTGGTGGTACGATCTAATGGCAATCACAACTTACTCAGAGCTTAAAACTGCTGTTGCAAATTTCTTGGCACGTTCTGATCTAACTTCACAAATACCAGATTTCATTACTCTTGCTGAAGCACGCATGAGCCGTGAGTTAGATACTCGAACACAAGAAAAACGAGCGCAAGCAAGCACAGCAGCGAGTGATGAGTATATTTCTTTACCAACTGATTTACGCAAAGTCAGACATGTACGAATTAACAGCGATCCTGTTTGCGTGCTAGACTATGCTGCCCCACATGATTTCTATCAGACTTACGGCTCAAGCGGTGGTGGCAAGCCTAAGTTCTACACTGTCATAGGTGCAGAGATTGCCCTACGCCCAGTGCCTGACGCCGTTTATACTATTGAGATTATCTATGGTGAAACTGTTTCAGCTTTATCTGACAGCTCTGCCACAAACACAATCTTAGCACGCCATCCAGATGCGTACCTTTATGGTGCATTAAGTGCAGCTCACACGTACCTGATGGATGAAGCGAGAGCCAATCAATACGACGCTATTTTTACCAGAATTATGGACGAGATTAAGCGCGATACAGAACAGCAGCGTTACGGCGGTGCTTTAGCAATGAAAACCGACTACCGAGGAGTTTAAATTATGTCTGCAATGAGCGACTATTTAGAAAACAAAGTGCTTGACCATGTTTTAGGCACAACTGCTTACACACACCCGTCACAGACATACATTGGTTTAAGCACAGGTAGCTTTGCCGATACTGGCAGCGGTACATCTGAGTTAAGCGGAAGCAACTACGCAAGAGTAGCTATCAACTTTGATGCAGCTTCTAGCGGTACAACAGATAATTCTGCTGCGGTAGAGTTTGCTGCTGCTACTGGTTCGTGGGGAGCAGTCTCACACTTTGGACTGTTTGATGCGTCATCTTCTGGCAACCTACTTATTCACGGTGCTTTTACTGCCGCCAAAACAATTACGACAGGCGATATTTTAAGAATTGCTGCTGGAGAACTAGACGTAACGGCAGCGTAACATGGCAGAGATACTTGGCCCTACTCTTGAGCAACTCGATGCCTGGGGTAGTATGGATGCTCTTGATGCGTTTGGCACGCTGGAGCAACTTGATGATCTAAACCTGTTTGAAGCGTCATCCGCTGTTTCACTTGCTGGAACAACTTCTGGTGCAGCAATACGTGTGCAACAGGCAAGCGCAAGTGTAACGATTGCAAGCACTGTCACAAGTGCAGCAACATTAGTACACGGCATGTCTGCAAGTGTAACAGGTGCAGGCAGTGTAACGGCTTCAGCGCAATTTACAGTTGCAATGACAGGCAGTGCTTCTATCGCAACAACTGCTACTGGTGCAGCCATTTTGGTGCGTACAATAGGTGCAAGCGAAAGCATGAGCCTAACAGCTACTGGTAATGCAAATACTGTATTAAGTATGTCCAGTGCAGTAGATATAGCTGCAACAGCGACAGGACTAACACAATACACAGCAGCGTTTGCAGGAGCTGTAAGCACAGCAATGACAACAGAGGCGATACTTGAGAAACTAGGTGAAGCTTGGTCAGACGTATCGGCTGGCAGTGAAACTTGGTCAGACATATCGGCTTCAAATTTAGCATTTACTCAGATTAGCTCTGGGTCAGAAAGTTGGAATAGAGTATGATACCTTTTGGCGAATGGCTACCAGACCAGTCAGATTTTCAGAACCCAGGGGCAACCGTTGCTAAAAATGTTATTCCAGCAGCGCGTGGCTATCGTCCGTTCCAAGGCTTAACAACTGTTTCTGCGGCTGCTGACAATAGGCTGCGCGGTATTTACGCTACAAAAGCAACAGATGGTACGGTTAATATTTTTGCTGGTGACGAGGCAAAGCTTTACAAGCTAGACAACTCAGATTTTAGTATGGACGCTGTTGGTACGGGTTTTACAGTTACTACCGATATGAACTGGGATTTTGTTCAGTTTGGCACTGATGTAATTGCTGGTGGTTCAGATGCTGATGTGCTGCGTAAATACACGATAGGCACGAGTTCATCTTTTGCTGCAATTAGCGGTGCGCCTGCTGCAAGACATATCGCTGTAGTGCGAGACTTTGTTGTAACAGCAAATGTAACTTATAGTTCTGCAACGCATCGAAGCAGAGTGCGCTGGTCGCAAATCAATGATGCTGGAACTTGGACTTTAGGTGCGAACCAAGCAGACTTTCAGGACATACCTGATGCTGGACATATTACTGGCTTAGTCGGTGGTGAGTTTGGCGTTGTATTACTAGAGCGTGCGATTGCTAGAATGCAATACGTGGGTTCTCCACTAATATTTACGTTTGAAAAAGTAGAAACAGGACATGGGTGTAACTATCCAAACAGCGTTGCTTCACTTGGCCCAACTCAAGTGTTTTACCTAGCAGACGATGGTTTCTTCATGTTTGACGGTCAGCGCAGTATACCGATTGGTGCAGAGAAGGTTGACACGTTTTTCTTTAACGACCTGAAGATTGCTGACAGTGATAGAATTAGCTGCACGATTGATCCAGAAAACCAAATTGTTATTTGGAGCTACCCGTCAACAGAAAGTGCAACTGGTGACCCCAATAGAATGCTGGTGTTTAATTATGCTGTACAGCGTTGGTCTTTAATAGAGCTTGAACATGAGTTTGTTGGTTCTTCTTTGACACCAAGTTTTACATTAGAGGGTTTAGACACGTTAAACTCAAGTATAGACGGCCTAACCACCTCGCTCGACAGTAGGCTTTATGCTGGTGGGTTTCTTTCGTTATCCGCAAGTAAAGACAAAAAACTACATACGCTTACTGGTGCTACATTAGATGCAACTTTAGAAACGTCTGAGTTTGAGCCAGCTACTATGCGTCAATCGCTGTTAAAAGGTGTAACGCCTTACATTACAGCAAAAGATTCAACCCCTACGGTCACTGTGCAGGTGGGTTCCAGGTCACGCCAGATTGATGATGCAAGCTATACTGAAAGTGTAGCAATAAATGATGATAATAATTGCCCTGTGAGGCAAAGCGGTAGGTATCACCGTATCCGTATAAATGCGTCTGGCACTTGGAGATATGCTCTTGGTGTTGATGTTGACGCTGTTGGCATGGGCAAAAGATGACCGATTTTAATTATGTAAAGCTACCTGCGGCTGGAGCAAATCCACGGCAGACGGCTCAAGCTGTTAATCTTTTGATTGACGGTAAATTCAATTCTACTGGCAGTGTTACTTTAGCTGCGAGTGCAACGACAACTGCGGTATCTGATTATCGCGCAGGCCCAGACAGTGTTATACTTCTAACGCCTATGACTGCAAATGCTGCGGCTGCTTATGCTGCTGGCACTATGTTCGTATCTGCAAGAGCAAAGCAGAGTTTTACTATAACTCACGCTTCAGACTCCCAGACCGACAAAACTTTCACTTACATTGTTATTGGATGAAATTCAGACTTATTCCTCCTGATAAGCTCCCTTTAGTTTGGCATCACATTGCCCCACTTTTGGATAAAGCTGTCAGCCTTTCGCCACAAAAAATAGTTATTCAAGACGTTTTAAATGCTGCTCTGCATGGAGTGTATTTTATTTGGGTCGCGGTGGACGAGGAAAAGGGTGAATTTGTAGGTGTCGTTACAACAAGAATTTTAACTTACCCACGCTGTCGCGCATTAGCGATGGATTTTATTGGTGGGTCACGAATGAAAGAATGGCTGCCTGAAGCGCAAAAAGCTGTTGAAGAACACGGCAAGCGTAACGGCTGTAAATTTTTAGAAGGATACGGGCGACGCGCTTGGTCAAGGTTTTTAGAACCGCTTGGCTGGGAACAAGCTTACATCACATACCATAAGGATATTTAACATGGGCAAAGGCGGCGGCGGTGGCGGTAGTAGTTTACCAGCCAACATGGAAAGCGCGATGAACACTGCATATTCGCAGTATAATCCATTTTCAGAAACATTTTCAGCATTAGATAATTTCAACCCACAAGCCTATACTGGGCAACGTGTTGCTGGCTTAAGCGGTCTGGAAGACACTGCGATTCAAGGGGCGCGTAATTTAGGCGTTCAACCAGCCTATATGCAAAATGCTGAAACCAACCTGTCTGGTCTAATGGGCAGTGGTGTTGATGCAAGCGCACTCCAGCAACAGTACAATTTAGCAGATTTGCAGGCAGGCAATGTTGGAACTGGTGGTTTAGCTGATTTAGCAGGTCAATCTGTAGACCCAACTATGTTGACAAATGCTGCCACAGCAAACGCTAATTTATCACCTTTACAAAACCTACTTGGCGCACAAACAGATACTTCTGCTGTGCAAAACATTTTTGGTCAACGCGCTAATCTTTCAGGTTTATCTGACGCCGCACAACGTGCAACAGATGCGTCAAACATTGTAAGTGCTGGTAATCAAACAACTGACACATCAGGCTTAAGTGCAATCGCAGGGCAAGATAATGCGGCAACTGGTTTGCTCTCTAACATGGCGTCAGGCAGCACAAACCCATACTTACAAACACAACTTGACGACGCTATTTCAGGTGCAGTTAATCAGGCATCATCACAATACGCGCTTGGTGGCAGACTAGGTTCAGGCAGTTTTGCAGATGCTCTAGGCACTGGTATTACAAACGCTGCTGCACCTATTCTTTCACAAAACTTACAGCAAGACCAGGCAAGACAGCTACAGGCTGCACAAGCTCTTGGTTCAGTTTCTGGTCAGGATATCGGACGAGAACTACAAGCTGCCGAAACAGGTGTTAGCGCACAACAGTCAGACATAAACAGAGCCTTACAAGCTGCACAAAGCGCGGCTGGTATTCAGCAATCTGATCTAGCTAGAGCTTTTGCTGGGCAAGGGCAAATGGTAGATGCAACACAAGCTGGTCTAGGCAGAGATGCTAATCTTGCTGGACTACTCACAGATGCAAGTCGGGCAGATTTAGGACAACAGGGCAACATAGCGCAAAGCTTAATTGGTGCTGGTCAAGCTGATCTTGCAAGACAGCTACAAGGTGCAGGCGCAGTTGCGAATTTAGGCACAAGTGATTTAGCAAGACAAAGCCAACTGCAAAACCAGATTGCTAATATTTTAGCAGGTAATGCAGACAGAGGTTTACAGGCAGGTACAACAAGTCGTCAGATTGATGCAACGCTTGCCAATCAACTTGCTGGTGCTTCTGAGGCAGACGCAAGAACAAGACTTGCAGCGATTGGCATGGCTCCAGGGTTACTTGGCGCAGAACAATCTAGGCTTGGCACACTGGCTCAGTATGGCGGTCTACAACGTGGTATTAATCAAGCTGGACTTGATGCTGCTAATGCTCAGAACGCTGAACAAAACGTGCTGGATCAAAACCGAATTAACGCATTACTTTCAGCGTCAGGTATGTCTTCAGGTCTATACGGTGATGCAGCAGCAATACAGGCTTCACGTCCAACAGCAGTGGGCAGTGGCTTGGGCGGTGCTTTGGCTGGAGCTAGTATAGGCAACATGATGGGTACAGGCATGGCAGGTAAAGGCGCACTTGGTGGCGGCCTGTTGGGTCTTCTCCCATTCTCAGATCGTCGCTTGAAGAAAAACATAGAGGCAATCGGCAAGCATCCAAATGGCTTAACCATGTACACCTGGGAGTGGAACGATACAGCCAAAGAAGCTGGCTTTGATGTTTACCCAACGTCAGGATTTATCGCACAGGAAGCTGAGAAGATTTACCCAGAACACGTCTTTGAGCATGAGTCAGGTTATCTAATGATCGACTATGTAACGCTTGAAGGTAGAAGGAGTGCTGCATAATGGGTTTATCAGTCTTTCCAAACAACATGAGCATGTACAACACTTATGACGACGCATTACTCAGGCAAATAGAGTTGAGCAATGGTAACGCTATGAATTTACGAAACGCACAAAACGCTGCTCAACTTCTTCCACCACAAGGTAATAACATGATGAACTCAATAATACCTCAAGCGAGGCAGTTTCAACAACAAGCCCCAAAGCAAGGTCTGCTTGGCAAGTTTAACAATGCAATGGGCAACTTACCCATGAGTGGCAATTTAGGATTACTCGCTGCTGGAGCAAGTTTACTTGAGGGCGGCAAAATAGGTGACGCAGTACAGGCAGGGTTTGGCACGTACCAAGGCTTAAGCGAAATGGAAGAGAAAAAGAAACGCCAAGCTGCAATGGCTAAGATTATAGAAAGCGGTGACTTCTCACAAGAAGAGCAAGCATTGATAGCAGCAAGTGAAAACCCAGCGGCTGTAGCAGTGCAAATTAAGAATAGCAAGAAAGAGGCAAAAAATACAGTCACAAGTCAAAGGACGGAATTAGCGGATCAATTTAATTTGGCAGGTGACGAGCGTAAATCATATTTATTAACTGGTAAACTTCCAGAACAACCAAAAAATGATAAAACGGCTTTACAAAAAAATTATGAGTTCTTTAAAAAACTTAAGCCTGATGCCTCTGAAGAAGAAATATTAAAATACCTAAAAAGTGGAAATACTTTTAATCTTGGTAATGATGTTCAAGTAAAAGGTGATTACGCGATTATTAAAGATGAGACTACAGATTTAGGCGTGAGATTTGAAGTAATACCCGGCTCAAAAACAGATATTCAAAGCCAAAAATTAGCGCAAAAAGAAACACAAATTAAAGATGCAAAACAGGCGGCGAATGAAGGGCAATCAAACTCAAGTAAAATTGTTTTAGACGAGATTAGCAGGGCAAAAGAAGCTATTAACGAAAACCCATTTTTTACAACTGGCTTCGTTGGTCAGCTTTCTGAAAATATTGGTGGCACACCAGCAAATAACCTTAGAACATTACTTGAACCAATTAAAGCTAATATTGGTTTTGACAGATTGCAAAGAATGAGAGATGAAAGCCCAACGGGTGGCGCACTTGGTCAAGTTGCTGTTCGAGAGCTAGATTTCTTGCAAGCTGTGCTTGGTAGCCTTGATCAATCACAAAACTCAGGACAAATCCTTGAAAATCTTAATCGGCTTGAAGACCAATATAAAGATTTTTTAGCAAGAATTTATAATGGTGCTTTGCAGTCTCAAAGAAATGGCGAGATTAATTCAAGAACCAACAAAGTTATAACACCGTTAGACTTTTTCTCTGAAAGCGAAATTGAAACTTTGTTTAGCAAAAAAGAAAAAACAGAAACAAACAATAACCTTAATTTATCACCCGACGCCATGAAATGGATGAACAAATGACAGTTGACCAACTTAGAGAGGCTGCCAAACGAGCATACGACGCTGGGGATATAAAATCTGCACAAGAATTGATTGCTAATGGGCAAAAGCTTGAGTTGCAACAAATTCAAGAAAAGAATTTAGCTTATTCTCAAGAAAACATGCTTCCCCCTCCTGGTGATATTAAAAGTGACGTTACAAATAAGTCAAAGGACAGGTACTTTGATACAACAGAAAAGTTTTCAAGACAGCCAAGAGAAGCTTTAAAGGGTTATGCGTCAAGAATGACAGCACCAGATAGAACTTTAATTGAGCGTTTAAAAGATGCCGGGATGACAGGTCTTTCAGGGTTAGCGACTGCTTATACTGGTGGAGCTGGTTTATTAGGCGATATGTTTGGTGGCAGCAATACTAACGAAATGAAACTGGCGCGTGACCTATACATGATGGGTGAGATAGCGGTTCCAGAATTAACAGGGTTTACAAGTGGGGCAAGTCGTCTAGCGCGTTTAGGGGCAGCTAATAAGCCAAAGCAAGACGCTGCTATGTCAGCACAAAATATTAATGTTACTCCAACTTTAGGAATGCAGGGGCCAGGATTGGGTTTAATTGAAGCTGGTTTGGATAAGATTCCATTTTCTGCTGGTTCAATTAAAAGATCAGCGGCTAGAGCTGAAACTCAAATGGAAGACGCTTTAAACAAGGCTGTCAATCAGATAGGAGAAGCAACTACCTACACGGATGCTGGTGCTGCTGCTAAACTAGGTACAGATAAATTTGTAACATCCTTTCAGGATAAAGCTGATAAATTATATACGACACTTGATAAAAAAATAGGTGGGAACACTTTTGTTACTGCCCCTAAAACAATCGGTGCTTTACAAGAATTAACAAGTTTTTCTAATAAATACCCAAAGATTGGTGAATTTTTAGGTACGCCAAAATATAAAAAGTTGCTAACAGATTTAGAGTTTGACGGTGCATTGAATGCTTTGCCTTATGAACTTTTAAAAGATTTACGTTCAAATATTGGGAAAAGCATTGGCAGTTTACGTGGCCCAATGTCTGACTTGCAAGGTTCTGATTTAAAAAGATTATATTCTTCTTTAAGTGACGATATGTATTCAGCCGCAGCTGCTTCAGGGCCAGATGCCTTAAAATCGTTTGAAAGAGCAAATAATTTTTATAAAGCTGGTATGCAACGAATTAATGGCGCGCTTACTAAAGTTACAAAAGCCAAAACAGACGAGCAAGCCTACGCTAACATCTTAGCATTAACCACTGCTGACAGCCCACGCGGAAGTTCTAAATTATTAAACCAAATTAAGAAAAGCTTGCCTAAAGAAGAATGGTCTACTGTATCTTCAACAATTATACGCAAACTAGGCGAGGCAAGAGCAGGTTCCAGGGGCGCACCTGATGGTTCTGACTTTGCAGAATTTTCTCCAGCAACCTTCCTAACAAATTGGAACAAAATGGATAACTCCGCAAAGACTGTTCTTACAAGCGGTAATATTCCACAATCTGCTAGACGCGAGTTGGATGATTTAGCAAGAGTTGCACAGCGTTATAAAGAAAAACCAATTTCAACAGGCAGTGCTGGTCAAAACTCACTTTTAGCTTTTATAGCAGGGTCTGTTGCAATGGGGCCAGTAAAATCAGCAGCAATAGTGGGCGGTACGTACCTTTCTGCTAGGGCTATGACAAGCACACCATTTTTAAAAGCACTTAACGCAGCAAGTGCATCAGACTTTACAAAACTAACCAAAATAGCACGCGATGGCGGCCCTTTGGCCTCAGAAGCATCATCTTTATTACGATTAATCAGCGCAGATTTAGCTGAACAAGAGGAACGAAACTAATGGCTAAAACTAAAATCTCACAATACGACGCAACAGCGGCTAACAACACCGACATAGATAGTATCTCAATCGCTGAAGGCATGGCCCCTTCAAACGTTAATAATTCTATTAGGGCGATTCTTAGCCATTTGAAAAAAATGGATGTCGGCACAGACGCTCTTACCTCACCACAGCTAACCTCTGTGGACATCAACGGTGGCTCAATAGATGGTGCTGTGATCGGCGCAAACTCAGCGGCTGCAATAACGGGTACGACTTTAGCACTTTCTGGTAATGCAGACTTAAACGGCGACCTAGACGTAGACGGCACAACCAACCTAGACGTTGTGGATATTGATGGTCTTTTAACAGCCAGTGCAGCTATTGAAATAAATGGTGCAGCAGGTGCTGGTATTTCAGAGGGAATGTTGATTGATTGGTCAACAAACTTAGCTAGATTTTTAACATATGACAGCTCTTCTGGTTCTGAAATAGCTTTTTTCACACAGCCCAGCGGAGGGTCTACAGCAGAGAGAGTTAGAATAAAAGACGATGGCGGATTTGTGGTTACACCAGTTGCTGGTGGACACGCAGTCTTTAACGAAGGTTCAATAGATGCAGACTTCCGTGTTGAGTCTAATGGCAACGCTAATATGTTGTTTGTTGATGGTGGGAATAATAGGGTTGGTATTGGTACGAATATTCCTAGTGCTAATGCTGAAATCTACGATACGCAAAATACACAACTAAGGGTAAACACAGAATCAGACGGTTACTTAGACTTATCCAACTACGGAAACGGTGGGGCTGTCATGACAAGTGCCGCACATC